GTAGATGCTTCCACCGCTTCTTCAACGGCGGGAGCGTTTTGGACGGTGGTATTTTCCACTGTTTCCTCCTGGGTCGGGTTTTCTACTGCATCTGCCGGCTCTGTGCCTTCAGAATCTTTTTCTTCCTCACTAGCTGCGACGTCGCTAACTCGCGCTGAACGGACTGCGGGCTCTGTTACTAGGCTGACTTCTATCAGTTCGCTTGCCTTGATTACCATCGCACCGTCTACGGTTTCATAATCGTCTACTGCAACTCCAACACTGAAGCCGTCCCTGAGTCCGGACATTGCTTCTTCCAGCGCATCAGTGCCGGCGGTTGTATTTGCGATTTTAAAGGTTGCATCAATTCCGACAGGCTTTCCGTTTTCCAAAGCTTCGTCCATAGATAATGTCATCCCGATTGGGCGAGTTCTGTCGTGTTCTAAATTTAATTTTACCGGGATCATCGGGACCGAACCAGCTTTAAAGATAGTTCGTCCTGCGCTTGTAGCTGCTACTTCATCGTAAGTTACGATGCGGCCAGAGATAGTGCGCGCGTTGTTATCTGCCGCAGTTATTTTAATCGGTACTTGTATCTTCATCGAATCATGTCCTCTTCTTTTCTTATCTCTTCTGGAGTTATAGCACCGATGCCCGAAAGTATCTGGTAAACCTGCGCGCGCTCCAGCGGATTACCGCGCAGAAAGTCCGTGAAGTTATAGCGAGCGTATTGTCCCTGCGGTAAAAAATCACTTTGACTTAATCTCTGTTCAATAACGGTCATAACCGGCTTTAACGAATAATCGATTAGGTCGCGTCGCTGATTAATCGCGTTTGAATAGGTATTTGACTGCGGGTCAGCAGACGCGAACCAGGCCGGGATTCCAATAGCGCGACAAAGTTCCAGCGCGATGTACTGACGGGCTTCATTCAGCTGCATCTCTCCCGGGTTAAATCCTAATTTTTCCAATACCACATCAGCATTAAGAAAAGCCGTCGCTCTTTCTTTTCTAGCTTTACTCCAGGAATCTAATAAGGTGCGAATTCTATCTCCGGGCATCGCAGTGCCGTTTGTTTTCATAACTGTTAACGGTGCTGGCTCTTTTGCGTAATTTAAAGCAGTTCTTTCTAACCAAGCTCCAGCTTTGATGGTTTGACCAGCGCGATTTAATAATCCTTCGTCCATTCCCATAAAGACTTTCATATCTTCATTGCGAACTTGTCTGCCATCGATTCGATAGCCTGTGATTTCCGTACTTTGTGAGTTAGTCATAACCGTTACGCGAGTCGGTGCGATTCTTTCAGCAGAACGCACTCTTCCATCCTCTGCATAACGGTCGATGCAGTATAAATACGCGTAACCGTAAAAAATTATGTCTTCAGCAATCCAGGACCATACGTTGGCACCACTGACGCGCGGGTCTGGTTGATTAATAACGCGTGGAGGTTCGATTCGAGTCTCTGTCGATTTTTGCCATACATCGATCATCGTGCTTGCTACCGTTGAGCAGATTATGTTTCGCGCTCTTGCTAATGACGGGACCGCCATCGCTTCTTCTCGCAGTGCAGTCGTTGAAGTTGAGAAATATGCGCCAAAAGCATCGAAGCTATTTACCGGCAAATAAGCAGCAGCCGCTTCTAGTGTGTCGGTATTTTTTACCGGCGTCCCAAGTAAATATTCTCTCAATTTCATAGCAGAATCTTTGCCGTACTTATACGCCTAACCAATCAGGATGTCGAACTCCGTCTCTGGGCGTGTCGCATAATGAGTAACTAGAGCTGAAGCGACGGTAGCGCATACGGCGGCCTTTGAAGCTCTACGTCCGATGACCCAGGCACCATCTCCATAAGGCAATCGAGACGCGCTCAATATTTGCTTCGTCAGTTCTGGCTGACCGTTATGAACAAGGCGGCCGCTTGTTACCGCTCCAAGTAACTCGTCGCAGGATTGAGCGTATTCGGCCCCGTCGATGTCCATAACCCGGATTCCTGCCGGTGCTAGTCGCATTGCGACCGCGCTAGAGGTTCGCTTCGAGTAGGCAACAAGCTCGGTGTTAAATTTTCTGGCATACGGCGCGATGTCGTTAGCAATCGCCTTATCGTCTAGGGATACCGGATTATGCCAAGTATGGAGAAGCTGGACGATAAACCGGTCTGAATCGAGACGTTGCGCTGCAACCAGCGCACCGTGTCGACGGTCAGGCGAAAGGTCTACTCCTAACCAAGTCCGGCGACTCTCATCCAGCTTCTCTGTTTTATTTTCGCAACTAGCCCACTCCAGCGATGGAATAGCCGGGTTGATTGAGTCAACCCATCTGCACAGGACCTCAGTCCGAAAGACGTCCGGCGCATCGTTAGTTGCGCTGCGTATGTTATCAATGTGAATCGTGCGACCTAGTGATGGATTTGCGTAACGCCATCCCTCGACATCGTAAATATCGTCTTTAGGTGCGCTCCACTCGAAATAACCTATGTCATCAGATGATCCTGCGACAGAAGCTAAACCTCTTTCCCTGAGTTGATTTAAAATCAGGCTGTGCTGGTCTCCGGCATTCGATAAAGTCCAGACTTGCGGATTTGCAGCGGCCATCATTGTGTATTTCATCGAGGCCCAAGCTTCTTGGTCTTTGTGTTCGCGCAGCTCGTCCATAAAGACCGTCTCTGGCCTAGAGATACCGCGCGCGGCGGCATTGGCGGCCTTGACCATATAGCGAGTCCGATGGTTGGTCTCGATTTCCTCAGAACCGTGTGCCCATCTAATCCGTTTAACTTGCGATGATAAAGATTCGTTACTTTCGATGATGTTAACCAAAGCTCTAAAAGTCTCCAGAGAGGTCGTGAGCCGGTGCGCGGAACCAATCTGAAGCGGGTCGTTCCAGAGAAATAGGCCGGCTAAAATCCGAGACATCATCAGCGTAGATTTGCCATTCTGTCTGGCTACGACGGCGCAGACAATCGGATAATGCCATCGCCCGTCAGGTTTGACCCGGTGAGCCTCGATTGCCAACCAACTCTGCCAAGGCAGTAGGTCTAGGCCGATAGATTTACTGAAATCGATGAGTTCTTGACCCTTTGAAGGCAGATTTACCAACGGAGAATGAATTCTAGGCTCAGAATGCCCAAGTATCACACCTCCTATTTCCGATGTGTCCCGTTCTCTAACGATGCTAACCATTCGAAGCCGAATCGAAGTCATGACCAGCTGGCTCGTGCCGAAGGCTTTCGTTTCGTGGTGAAATTAGACCATGTGGGGTCGGTGGTGTCCTATCGCTATAAAAAAACCGCCCGCCTTTGCGTGAATTACAAGTCCTGCACAGAGTTTGTAGGTTGTCCTCCATATCGGTGCCACCGAGCCTTCTAGGGACGATGTGGTCCACCGAGTCAGCCCCTTCCATCCCGCAACTTTGGCAGGTGTAGTTGTCTCTCATCAATATCCGAGCCCTGATAGTACGCCATAACCTTGTAGAGCCGTTATTCAAAGCAGAGCCCATTAGTACCAACCCCGCCCTGTTAGTCGTTTACGTTTATTCCATTCTTTTAAGGCTTTACAAGTAGAACCATAGCGATGATCGATGTAACGGAGACCCCAGTCGATTTGAGTAAAGGCGTCTTTACCTCGTATTTTATTATTTCGTAGCTGTGGGATTCCGTAATGCGAACCATTGACCGCTTGCGGTCTCCAGTTGCTTTCTCTTGTCCATAACGTATTAAGGCATTTCATCTCGTTAAAATCTTTTAATCGAGAATGCGCATAAAGTTTATAAGATTCAATCTCTTTTGGAATTGCGGCTTCTACGGGCATCGCCGTAAAGCAAAGGACTGCCCAGAGCCCCGTAGCTGTTCGCCGGCTAAACCGCGAACGCGGCCGCCTCCAGCGGACGGAGCGTACCGATGCAGTCAATCTTTGTCGAGGTTTACGCGTAGGGTTGGGCGTGTCCCACAGGTTATGCCCATCCTGTGGATAACTCATCGCGTGTAACCAAGCTCAGATTTGCGTATTGCTGCCACGTTTTCTGGACCCATCGCAGCTAGTACGCAAGGCATAAAGATACCTTTTGACTCACCTTGAGCCGTCGTAAATCGTAAATTTGACGGTAAAACAAGCATTGCATCGGTCTTTTCCCATAGGATGTTGAACCACCGGGCCTTTGATATTTGAACCAGGGCTATGCCGTTATTGTGAGCAATAAATTTCCAGGCCCAGGGCGTTACGTCGCTATAAGGCGGGTTCATCCAAACCCGACCTTCCCAAGCTTGCGCTAGTCCGTCATCGATGACTGTGAAGTGACGCTTTGCCGGTATCCAGGGAATGCCGTTAGGTGGAGCTGCGACGTCTAAGTCGAACTCTAACCCGATGGCATCAAATATCCATCTGGGCGTATAGTAATCATCGCTAGTTTTACTCGATACTTCATCGAAGCCAATATTTAAATCAAGTATTTCGTCCATCGATCATCTCCTTGTCTCTCTGGTGAATACCGATAACGCCGCAGCCTAAGCATTGGGCGCAGACGACTAAGTCTCCGACTGGGAACTCTGTTAAAACCGCGTGGATTTTAACGACGCCACAGATTCGGCACTTAAATCGCTTCTTGTCCATAAATGCTCCTTTTGAAGTTCTCCATCGGCTGAAGGTGGCCCGAAGGAATCCACCAGCTATTTTGGTCCCGGTGTTTAAATCGGTCTCTTTTGGCCATCGCTACCGGTAGCCAGCCTTTTAAGTAATACTTGGGGCTTTTACCTACGACCAGGACTGCGACGTCCATTTGGCGGTCGTTGGGATAAATAATCAGATGGCCGTTTTCGTACCGAGTCCATTTCACCTCGATATTAGTGCCGACGTCAGCCTGTGTTTTCATCGTGTCGGCATAAGGGTCATATTTAAGACCGAAATACGACGCGACTACCATCTCAGCAGCTATCGCCTCAGCTAGTTCTGAAATCTCTTCGTGGAGATTTAGTTTTACGTTATAGCGAGGCTCACTGCCCATCTTTGGAGTTTTTTGGATTTTTAATAAAGCAGCGTGATGCGCTACTAATTCGCTTTGTGGATGTAATCGCATCGGGATCATCTTTGGCTTCTTTCTGATTCACTAAGAAGCTCGTCTGGAACCGGTTCGCGTTCAGCGACCGGGTCGAGATTGCGTCCTGCTTCTAGTAAGACCTCGCTATGGTCCTCTGGCGTCATCCACTTGTCGCCATATTTTTTTAACCAAATAGGCGGGCATTGGCGGGCCTTTACTTTTTCAGCGCAGACATAACCTTTATAGGGGCTGCCGGTTTTGCCGGTGCCTTCTTTAAGAATGCGATGACCGTGTTTACAGATAGGCGGCTCTGGCATAACTTCAGCCCCTAGTTTTGACTTTAGCTGAGCGATTGATTCGGCTGCCGTTGGAACGTCGCGCTTTGATGTGTGTGCATCGGGATACGCGGCCTGGGCTTGTAGGCTCTGGGCCTTCTCCATGTCCTGACGCGTTGGACGGGCTCCAGAGGGCGTTAGAGCCCCGATAGCACGGCCTACAGCGGAAGTTACGCAGTTCTCAATCCAGAAGTCTCGATTGACGCCGTGCGTTGACCTAAACTCATAAGCGTAATCTGTAGCTGCTGGCAACTCAGCCGGGTCGTCTGTTCTGTAAACCGTGGCCTTGACTAGAACTCGACCCTGGTCGTAATCGACGTAAACGATTTCTGTAACGATACGACCCATCGGGAACTCCGAACGGAATCGAGTAATCCTGGCGTTTACGTCCTCATAGTTAGATAAATCAAAGGCCATTATTTGTCCCTCTTTTTCCAGGTCTCAAAAGATAACTCAGATAAAGCTACAGAACGCGCTCTTTGGTAGCCGGCGTCAAATCCTTCTCTTTTACCGGAGTTCCAACCGGTGCCCCAGCCGCCTATAAATACTAAGAAAAGTAAAAAGGCTAGGGCGAAGAAATCGCCATAATCGTATGTACACATCAACTGCTCCTGACCGTGGGAATCGGACGTTCCCATCGGCTTTAGTTTGACCTATTGCGCCGACGGTCTCAAGTACTACGCGAGTCTTTGGGCGTGTCGTTACGGTCTTTCAGGCCATTTGATGCAAGGACTCCACCAAGCGACCCGGTTAAGAAAATCGCTAAAGTTTTAAGAAGGTCTATAAATGCCGCATCATTTGGAGCTTGTGCGCCGATGGGTTGGGTTACGAAAATCAGCGCGTATGTGATTCCTAGCGTCATTGCTACAAAGCAAAGGGCTAGAGCAGAACCGATTATGAGGATTAATCTAGCTTTTATGTCAGCCGGACTAAGGCGTCTTTGGTATCGGCCTACCGAGGATGTCCTCTGTACAAGTTCCCGATACAAGGCACTGCGGCTTTTGGCATTCTGGGCGGCTCCAGTTTTCGAAGTTTTGGCAGGGATACCTGACCCATCCGTCGTAACCACAGCCGCCTAGAACCAGTGTCAGGACTACGGCTTGGAAAGTCCGAAGGCCGAGTCTTTTGGATTTAGCCAGCGCAAAATAACTGGAAGGACTGCAGCTAGACCTGCTCCGGCTATCGCCTTCGGGTCTGTAACTCCGGCCAAATAGACCGCTAATGATGCGGCTACGAATGACCTACTCCAGCTCGCTAGTAGTGCCTTTAGTTGTGCCATTTTTCTTGGCTCCTTTTTTCTTTTTGGGCTTTTCTTCGATTACGTCGTCTGCAACGTCATCGACGACCGGGAACGCATCGAGCGAAGTTACGAACTTCGGACGGGCATAACCGACGATGGGTCCACTGATCCTGGGCCTTTTCTTTAACATAACTTGTCCACCGTTGCGCTGATTACCGGTGCCGCTAGTGTTACCTTCAACAATAAAGCAGTTCTTTGGTCCTACTTTTACGACGATTCCAATATGAGAAATCCGGTCGATGCCATCGTGTGGGAAATCCATAAATGCTAAATCACCGGGCGCAGGGTCTTGTGTCCAACGACCGACATCTTTCATGCGTTGCGCTCCGGCCGATGTAGATACCATTGATGGCAATCTAACGCCCGCCTTTTGGAAGCACCAATTAACGAACGAACCGCACCAAGGCAAGCCATCGGCCCCAGTGTGTTTTCCGTATTTTGTTATGTTAACCGGCTCTTCAACATAACCGATTTCTTCCAATGCGATTTGGCAGACGCGTTGCGCTGTGCCTTCTGTGTAGGTCATAATCTTAAGGGATTGTGCTAGAAGAATACAGGCGGTTTAGGGCTTGGCAGCAACGCTTCAATTTCGTCATCTGTCAAGGCCAATTTTTTATAGGCCTCTATTTTAGTATTGCGTAAAGATTCGGCTTCTGCTTTTGCTTGCTCTTTTACAATTAAAGCCTTAGCGACTCGCTCATCGTATTCCGCTTGCTCGGCTTCTGTCATATCGCGTTGTATATGTATTCCAGTTGAATGGTTGTAATGAGATATTTGGGTCATTTTTAGGCCTTTGCTAATCCATAGACAGTTACATTTCCTGATGAGGTTCCAGTTGAAACCTTTAACACAAATCCTGTGTAATTTCTAGTCGTTGTCGCGATTCCGCCAAACTTATACTGCTCGCCATTAGGGTCACAAAATCCGTGACCTGACCAAATGCCCATAATGGAACTGCCAGTTCCAACGCGCTCAATGTTCATTACAATGAACGAACCATTGTTTTCGCCCAGCAAATCGTAAAACTTAAATTCTGCCGCATTACTTGTTCCAATATGTCTTAATGTTGCTGAATTGTAAGCGGTGCCAAAAGAGCTTCCGTAATAGGCAGCAGTTTCAGTGCTTGAACCATAACGAAGCTGCAATTCAGGGTCATTACCAAAAGCGCTGCCTATCCAATTTTCAATAACTATCATATAATTGGTATAAGTGCTAGTAAATACGTCATCGACTGTGTGAGATGCTGCGGCTGACCAACTTGTTTTAGAGATAAAAGTCATACCAGCAGAAGCAGCGCCCCACTCAGGAGCAGTTGCGCCAGAATTAACTTTAAGAACCTGCCCTGCAGTTCCAATGCCTAGTCTTGTTACTGCATCAGCACCAGTTCCATAAATTAAATCTCCTGCGGTTGTTACTACATCTGTTGTCGGATCAACTGCCCACTCAGGCGCAGTAGCACCGCTATTTACTTTTAATACTCTCCCTGCTGTTCCAATGCCGAGTCTTGCTACAGTGTCGGCTGCCGTTCCGTAAAGTAAATCACCAGCAGTTGTAATTAAATCGGTGGAACTATTAGTGACGATTGGTATTGGGCCAGTACCACTGGCGATTGAAATTCCTACTCCAGCCTGTACTTCGGTTATGTCGCCGACGTTAGGAGTTACAAAGCTAAAATCTAAATCTGTATTTGAAGCCTTAGTTAATACTTGACCGGTCGTTCCACCTTTTAAATCAACAAAAGATGAATCGATCGAGTTACCAAGTGTCCGGATAGCGGCTGCACCATCTTTTACAAGGTCGGTGTCTGCTGGCGTGGCCCAGTTAAAGTTCGTTGTATTTGGCATAGGTCTCCTTTATGCGACAATCGTAGCGTTGAGCCAGTCAAGCGTCGGCGATAACGTGGCCCATTGTTCGACGACCGGGACCGAGTTCCAACGGAAGGCCTGCAAGCTAAAGGCAATCGGGCTGACCGTCATCCGCAGACTCAGAGATTTATAGCCCGCCGAAAAGGTCCAACCTTCGACGAATCCCTGGAATTCTCCATCGACCATATTTCCCGGCAGATTTTGGATGTTTACCGGTAGGCCCATAAAGACCTGAAGTAGGGCATCCCGGTCGGCATTGTCGATGTCGGTGGAGCCGAGCGGGAAAGTTACCTGCGTAAATTGGAACTGTGGATACGCTCTAATAAGTAGATAAAAGGCCGCCTGGTCTTCGGCGTCGTTTTGATTCTTCAGGGTCGTCCGAATATTGGTCGCCAATTGCCCATATTCGCTAATCGAGGCGGCCTCGCTATCTGTTACTGTTGAATTACCGGATGAGGTATAAGCGATGGTTATCGAGTTACGGACGTCTCCGGCTCTTTTAGTAACGGCCATCCCAGGTGCGAGGGCGTGGCTTCCGTCTAAGTCTACATAGCCATAGGTGGCTAGATATTGTCCGCGATGCGTCGAGTCCGCATAACCGATACGACCAGAGGCATCCTCATAAAGGTAACCCAGGCCAGAGGTTGCTATCCCAGCAGCTAAATCGTAGACGTTATCGGTAACGCCGTTCTGAGAATCCAGGTCGTAATCTCCAGGTTGGTCTATCTCTCCAAGTCCAGAATTTTCTGCATCTTCCCATTGGACCGCAGGATCATACGCGTTCCAAGTTTCAGCAGCTGGAACTTCGTTCCATTGATTAAATAGAACGGTATTTAAAAGCGCATAGATTTGGTCGCCATCAAAATCGCTGGCAATATTGCCTTCAAAAGTCGCACGGGCTAACCGCGCCAAAGCTCCGACGGCGATAATGTTGATGTTTTGCCTAGTGGCATTCGTTCCGCTTGTGCCGACTTGAATCGCTAAATCGGTTATGAATCCACCGAATAAAGGGACATAAGTTCCGTTACTTTTCTTTATTTCTATCGTCAGACCATCGTTAATTTCATAAGGAATCGAGGTCTCGTTAGTTTCGACAAGTGTTATGTTGCAGTAGCCGGCGGTAGGCTGCGAATAAATGTCAGTGCGACCGCTACTAATCGTCAGATTGCTTAGCGTTGCAGTCGTAATTTCCGTCTGGTTTATTTTGACCCGCCATTCCGGGACCCAGAGCGTCATAGGATTAGCTGAGACCCGCCGGCCCCAGAACGATACTGCGCCTCGTTGAGAGCATCGACAACGGCTTCAGCGAAGGCGGGCTTATCAATAATGCTTGGCGCGTTAACGTTGATTGTCAGACTGCGTTCTTCTCCCATCCGAAATCTAGCTGGGTCGAATGTAGGACCTATCGGCAAAGCTAAACCTGCTCGCGACCCTGTCTCTTCAAAGGCTCTAAATCCAGCGACGTCAGGAGTTCCTCCGATTAATCCTCTAAAACTATTAGCAAAAGCATCGCCTATCTCTTCTGCACTTTTTTTCGTAACCTCGACGGCTGCGGGCTTTGCAGTAGTTGCCACGGCTGCACCGCTAACGACCGTCGCTCCACCTGTTACGACTGCGCCTCCACTTACGACGGTTCCGCTAGGTGTAACGGTTGTCCCGGCCGTGAATCCTTCAGGTAGGCTTTCTGCTCTCACCGTGTTACCACCGGCCAAAGCGGCCGCGTTCGCCTGATTATCAAATAACCGCGTAGCTGCGATTATGGCTCCAACGAGGGCAGCAGCTGTGCCAAGTCCGGCTAATGGATTCAAGGCAAATCGCGAGGCTATTGCCGCCGCCGCTGCACTATTTCTTAAAGCCGTGTAAGCAGCAGCTAATCCCTGGATTAATAAAATTGTAGCTGAGACGCCTGCGGCGATTTTATTTACAACGAATAGAGTTGCGATAACACCTGCGACAATAGTTAATTCGTCTTTAAACTCGATGATCGTATCGATTAAGCCCCTGATTTTTTTGCCCCATGCTTCCGCAGTCTTTTGGGATTCAGTTAACGAACCTTTTACGCTTTTCTTACCGGTTAAACCATCAATGAATGAATTTAAAGCAGGAACAAATTTTTCTAAAATAAACTTCGTCAATTCCTGAACGACCGGAAGTAACGCTGCTCCGACCGACTCTTTAGCTTCGTCTAATGCGATTTGTACGCGTTCAAGTTGCTTCTGAGTTGATTGCCCAGCGTTCTCTGCAAAGTCTCCAAAGGTTCCGTTTAATTGCTGAAATATGGCATCGAAATTTTTACTCTTTAAAGTGCTATCGTCTAGGCCAAGTCCTAACCTGCCCAGAGACGTAGTATTCCCGTCGTAAGCACGTCCCAGAGCATTGCTGACGGCCTCTAGTGGTTTACCTGTTGCAGTTGATAAGTCTAAAGCCAGATTAAGTAATTTTTGAGCTTCTTCGACATCATTCGTACTTCTGACAAGTCTTGAGAAGGCCGGCCTAAGATTGTCGTCTGTAACTCCCACGGCGATGCTTGTCTGCGTTATGTAATCTTCGACTCCGGCTATCTGCTCGGCCGTGGCCTTTGTAGTGCTGCGAATCGTCTCAGCTAATTTAATCTGCGCTGCTTCGTCCTCAGCCGCTGCCTTTACCGCGCTAACGGCAAAGGCGGTTATGGCGGCTCCGGCGACTGCAAAGGCAGCAGCGGCTTTCTTGCCAAATTCAGTGGCTTTTTCGCCAAAGGTCTCAGTATCTTTTTCTGCGCCTTTGAGACTTTTTACAAGGTTCTCGGTGTCGCCTAATATCGTGAGCTTTAAGGTGCGATTACCGGCCATCAGTATTTACTCACTATCTCTGCGAATCGACGTTCCCACCTTGCTACAAGTTCTGGCTGGATTCGACGAAGTGTCGGATAGATAAAGTAACCGGTGCCGCCACGTCCGCTGCGCCCTGAGTATGACGGGAACTGCTTAAATCTCTTGGAGCCGAACTCCAATCCGTAAACTAGCTGCTGTGTCGTGCCGCCGCCGCTAAATCTCTGCGTTGCGAACCCGTATGAGAACTCGCCGATTTTGCTTGACTTTGATACGCGAACGCCGGCTGCTACGCGACGAACTCCGAGGGCAGATACGGTGCGACCTAGTGAAGCTACTTTAATCTCATTAGCTGCATAAGTTGCTAGTTCGCCGCCGATTTCTTTTGAAGCAGCTACGCCTTCTTCGTCCATCGCTTTAAATGATCGTGTGATTTTGCGAAGTTCCGCTCTATCGTATGCGATGCCTTCACTTGCCACGTCTATCTCCTAAAATCTCGATGGCCGTCAGGATGTCCTGCTCGTCCGTCCAATACTGCATCGGAATCTGCGTTGCGAGAGATAACTCGACGATTAGTCGGCCGATGCTCCCGCGCTTGTGGCTTTTGGGTCTGCGTCTCCGGCGGTTACATCTGCAACCGTATCAATCCAGATGTCGAATGATTTGATGGGTTTACCTGGATTTTCTCGCTTTGAGGCGTGATAGGCCAAGTACATCAAATCCCAGATTCCGATTGCTTGCGAAGCCTGGCTGATAGTTTTGCCCGTTTGCTTTTCCCATTTTGCCCACTCAGGAGGACGAGCGACATAAGTCTCTTGTTCTCCTGAGTTAAATTCAATTGTGATTGGTAATTTCATGCTCCTGATTTCCTATCTTAGGTAAATGACTCGGATGGTTTTCCGATTACTGTGAACGACAGACTTACTGTCTGAGCGTCCGGGCTGGTTCCGCCTACGCTTGGATAAATTGGCAGAACGTTAAAGGTAAAGACTGCGCCGGTTACGGCCGTTAGGCTACAAGCCAGCGGCGTATTAGGAGCGGTCTCTGCGGCAGTCCATAGAGCTTCGCAGAGAGAATCTGCTGCGCCCCAGTCGGCCAACATTTCAACATCAAAAGTCCATTGAGAATCGATGGACTTATAAGCCTTGTCATAAAGTGTTTCATAAGTTTCAATCGTGGTATCTGCGCTGAGCGTTGCAGTGGTTGCTTGCTCATCGTAATTTTTGGACGCAATCGTCAGAACTAAATCGCGCCCGGTTATGACGGTCGTCGCCATTTGTTACTCCTAGCTTGTCTGTGTGTAGTAGGTGGACAGATTGATGTCGCAGGTTAAGTATTGCGCGGCACCTATCTGAGACACCAGCGGACGTTCTACAACGCCGACGGTGTATCCGGCGGGCAAGGCCGCCAGAATGCTAATTACTAGCTTCTCGATGTTATCCAAAGAAGCCGGGTTGCTGTTATACGCCACGATTGCAGTGGCGATTAAATTTACTTTTAATTTAACATTGGCCTTGCCTAGAAAAGTCGGCTCAAGGTACGGCGTATCCGGGACGATTACGATTGCCGGACTAATCACCGATTCTGGGACGCTGTTATACGTCGATGCAGCTAGTCCAGAGAAAGCCGTCTTTAGGGCATCTCTTATGGCGACCTGAATAGAGTTAGCGGGCATTATTGAGCCATCGTCTCTACGTCTAAATAAGGAGCCAGCAAAGCTTGGACTCTCGATAGTAACGAACGACCGAGACGGAAGGGCGTCGGCGTGAAATCCACGCCTTCGAGTTGCCCGCCTATCGAGAGTCGGGATTGAAAGATTTCTGTGGATACAACGTAAACCGCAGATTCAACGGCTGGCGTCGATGCGTATAAAGAATCCGCGCCATAACCGGATAAAGTGGCAGTGCCTTGTGGAATGGTTGGCTGCAAGTCGATGTCCGCGTTATTAATTGCGACCGAAAATACCTTTCCGCTGAACTCAGCTAGAAAGCCTGCCGGTAAAAATGGATAAGGATAATTAAACTGCGGAGAATATTCTGAAATAAATCGATAATCGTTCGTAACTGTAAAGGTGCCGTTGAAAGGCGCAAAGAGTCCGGTAACGACGACGGTCTGACCGGTCGTAAATCCGTGAGGTCTTACGGTGTAGTAATAAGCGACGTTGCTAGTTAAATTTACATAAGCAACTTTGGAACTGTTAGAGACAAGCATCGGCAGGATTATGTTTTCTGCACTGTCGATTATTTGATTTAAATACGTGTCATCATAAAGGGCAGAACTAACACCGAGAACGTTGCGAAGTTGCGTTGCCGTGATTATCGCTGGCATCAGTTCTGACCCTTTCGATTCTGCTGGGCCGACTCAGGAGCGAATCGGCCCATGACTAAATGGCTTAAGCCTTGTTGTTATGGAATGAACCGCCAGCAATCTTGACTGCTGTCGCTCCATAACCGTAGTACATAACCTGAATCTGACCGGTTGAGATTAAATTGGTCTGAAGTTTCAACGATGGTGATTCATACCAAGTATAAGCTTCTGGGTCCACGATCAGGATTGAGCCGTCGGTATCTGTACCTTGTGCTGTGTTAGCAGTTACGAATAAATCAAGTCCTGCTACGTTTCCACGGATTGAATCTGGACGAACTACACCGCCCGCGTTCTGTGGTTGTGATGCGTTATAGATTGGACGACCGCTATCGTTCAAAGTCATCAAGTTTGCCCATTGGCTTGTATTAACAATCATATTGCGAGCGAATCGCTGAGTTGCGCCGTATACCGAAGCAGCTCCACGTGCGACAATACCTAGAAGCTCTGCGGCAGTTGGATAGGTAACTGTAGTAGTCGCATCGCCTGTTGCGTTCTGATAAACAAGCAGATTAACTCTTGCGTCTGTAGCTTTAGCGTAAGCCGCGGCCATAGTCTTCATAAGTTCTTCAAAGAAAATCGGCGAACTTCTGTCAAGCAGTTCTAAACTGAATGTCTGCTGGCCCGCAAATTTCTGGACGTTCACTGTAACGAATGAGGAATTTTGGTCTGTCTCTGATGGTGCTGCTTCCTCTGCTGTTACTGCAACGGTTGGAACTTGTGTAATTTTTGGAATCTCGAAGGACATACCTGCATCAGGTAGGACACCGCGAGAAATCGCATCGATTGAGGGACGAACTAAGTTAGATAGTCCGTTGACGACTTCAGTCAGCTGACGTGTTGGAATCAGGCCGGCGTTGTCGGTTGTGTTATCTGCCGCCATAACGTATTGGCGGGCCTCATGGTCTCCAAGTGTTGCGCGTACTGATTGCTCCAGATATTTAACCGGAGTTATCTCGATGCGGGGCTTGGTATAGAACGCAGGCCGGGCATTTGCCTGGACTTGCGTAGATGCTTCCACCGCTTCTTCAACGGCGGGAGCGTTTTGGACGGTGGTATTTTCCACTGTTTCCTCCTGGGTCGGGTTTTCTACTGCATCTGCCGGCTCTGTGCCTTCAGAATCTTTTTCTTCCTTACTAGCTGCGACGTCGCTAACTCGCGCTGAACGGACTGCG